TTCTGGTATCCTCCTAAGCTAGACCTATGGTCGATGCTTGTGGCCGCCGTCAGCGGTACTTCAAACCCGCTTACTGTCTCTGCTACCTGCACCTCGACAGCCACGTACATCAAGAGCGTTGGCAAGATACTCCCTGCTACCTGCACCAGCACCGCGACGCTGATCAGGCGGACTGCCAAGACGCTCCTAGCAACATGCACTAGCACCTCTTCAATGCTGAAGAGCGTCGGCAAGAAGCTAGTAGCAACATGCACCAGCTCGCTCATTGGCGGCGCTAGCTATATCGCGGCAGGCGGCACGCTGTTCTTTAAGACTGTAGTAGCAACGTGTACAAGCACGTCCTCTCTAGTCACCCACAGCTCCTTCGCCCGCACCGTCATCGCGACATGCACGAGCACCTCTACGCTCATCAAGCGCGTCGGCAAGACACTCCTTGCAACATGCACGAGCACCTCCTCGGTACTCAAAAGCATCGGCAAGAAGCTCGTCGCTACATGCACGAGCACGTCCTCGGTAGTCGCCCACAAATGTGTGGTGTACTTCCAGACGGTCATAGCTACATGCACTAGCTCGCTAATCGGCAGCACTCTCAAGTACCTATACGCTGCGGTCCTAGCTACGGCTACGCTCAAGGTCTACAAGCCCCTACCACCTCCAGTCATCCCGGGATCAGACACGTTGTACCTGCTCAATGAGCTTCAGAAAGTTAGCAACGCTTTCAACGCCCATGTCGCGGCTACCAAAGCCCTAGACGCACGGCTGACTGCAGCTGGATTTTAACCAAGACTTCAAGCTCGTCACACGACATCGGCTCTTCACTACGGACGACTTTTGGTTCGAGGTGGATGAGTACGTGCGAGGCGGGGACCAGCTTCTCATCGCCCATGTGCGAATAGTCCGCTGGTCCCCCTCGGTTCATAAGCAGTGCCACGCCATGTGGGCTGTGTTCCGTTCGTGTGTCACAGCCCCACTCTTCACGCTCGGCATTGTAGACGACGATAAGTTCGAGCGCTTCGTGAGCAGCTTCGGCTACCAGCCATTTCAGACCGTCACATGTGTGAACGGCGAACAACGCCGCCTTTTCATTCATAGAATTTAGGGACCACATGTCCACGTCCTCCACCAAAGACACCACCTCCGCAGCCACCTCGACCCCTTGGGCTCCTCAGGCTGCAGCGCTCACCTCAGCGTTTGGCAATGCGCAGAACGCGTATGGCACAGCCTCTCAGGCCGTAGCGCCCACTGACTTCACTGCGCAGATGACGCCCGATCAGCTATCGACGTTCCAGTCGATGATCAATCAGGGTGGTAACCAAGCCATCCCGCAGCAGACCGCAGGCACCGCAGGAACCATGCAGAACGCAGGCACCTCTGGTGTCACAGGCGCTCTCTCTGGCCTCGCAGGCTACAACCCAGCTGCAACTAACAACACCCAGTCTCAGGTCGATGCCGCGAACCAGTACGTCGCTGGCCAGAACATCCCCGCTCAGGTAGCCGCTGCAATGCAGGGCGCTACCCAGACCGCCAACGATGTCACGATGCCTGGCATCGAACAGAACGCAGCTGTCGGTGGAAACACCAACTCCTCGCGCACTGGCATTGCTGACGGTCTCGTGCAGCGCGGCCTCGCAGAGCAGTCTGCGAACCTCAACGGCTCGCTCTCTGGCACCGCTTACGCAAACGGGCTCAACCTCGCTCAGCAGACTGCCCAGAACAACAACGTGTCGAACCTCGGAGCCCTAAGCACCGCTGGATCCATCGGCAACACGGCAGCCAACACTGGCGTCAACGCGGGTACGGCATCTATTGCCAACCAAGGCGCTCTCGACAACACGGCTATGGCAGGCGGCGCAGGACAGCAGGCGGCAACGCAGGCTAACCTCACCAACCAGAACCAGCAGTACCAGAACCAGCAGACCGGCGCATTCACGCCGCTGCAGCATCTCATGTCGATCATCGGCACCCAGAATTGGGGTCCGCAGACAACTGGTACGGCCCAAGAAACTTCTACGCCGTCCGCGTGGCAGACTATTAGTGGGCTAATGTCCTCTGCTGGATCACTCGCGGCGGGGTTTTAACGTGGCCGACAACACCTCCAGCTGGATGGACTTTGCCCAGCGCTCGCGTGACGACGGTGGCCTCGGCCTTGCGTCACACCAAGCGGCTGGCCTCGTCGGAAACCTTCAGAACGAAAGCGGCTCTGCCATCCCCTCATGGGGGCCAACGGGCGACAACGGCTCCGCATGGGGCTCCGCTCAATGGCGCGGTGACCGCCTCGACGGGCTCAAGCAGCTCTCTCAGGACAACGGGACCGACTACCGCACACCCGAAGCCCAACAGGCTTGGATGCGGCATGAGATGGATACCACGCACAATGGTGCGTACAAGGCGCTTCAGGCATCCGCTACGCCTGAGGACGCCGCGAACGTCGTCAATCGGCAGTACGAAATATCTGCTGATCGCTCAGGCCGACGCGGGCAGTCCGCGCGTGCCCTCATGGACGGCCCCACCGCAATAGAGACTGCCATGGGCAGGACGCCCGCAACAGGATCACAAGCAATGGCCTACGACGACCCGAACGCCAACGGCGCTCTAAACCCAGCGCAGCCCCCTGGCGCACTTACTCCGGGCGGTCAACCACAAGCAGCTAAGCCCAGCTTCCTGCACTCCCTCGGCATGGCCATGATGAACGCGGCCCCAGGCCTCGCCAGTATCTCAAGCCCAGCTCAGGCTCAGGCGCTGCAGGCCGCCGCTGTTGCTGCGCGTCCCGCCGCTGATACAGGTACATGGTCTATGACCAATCTGCCTGACGGCACGCCCGCGCGCATACACAACAAGACCGGCATCATCGTCGGCCTAGATGGCAAGCCTGTCACGGGCGACCACTCCAAGGAAACCCCGTGGGTTCATCTCGGCAAGGACGCCTCTGGCGTTGATCGCTGGGGACCGCGCCCGACTGACGAACAGCTCGCCGCCCAGAAGGCCGCTGCTCCCGCTGCTCCCGATACTTCAGGCCTTACGGGACCAGAGTTCATGGACAGCCTCGGACAATCTAGGGGAACCGGCTATCAGAACAAGGTGCAAGCGATTGTTGACGGACGCGCGCTGATTCCAATAGGAAGAGCAGTAGCAGAAGGCACCCCCGGTGCTCAGATGGTCAACGACGTGATGCAAGCTGACCCCACCTACGAACAGGGGAACGCTATGGCCCGCCAGAAGCTTAGGCAATCCTTCGAGACCGCGACCGGCCCCAACTCTCCTGCGGTGCAGATGCGAATGGGCGGCGCAACCTTGAACCACGGGGGTTCTATCAGCGACACTCTAGAAGCCCTCAAGGGTTTCTACGACAACGCTGGCAGTTCAATCCCCTACAAGGATTACTACGCGAACAAGCTGCACAACTCGACGTTGGCAGGCACAGGAACACCTGAGGCTCAAGCCTACGCTGCAGCTCAGTCAGAAATTGATAAGTATGCTGCGGAGAACGCAAAGTTCATGGGCGGCGGCGTCGCTGGTGAACATGAGATGCAGCGCATCCACGACCTCTACGACCTCAACAAGTCCCTTCCTGAACTCCGCTCTACACTAGAAGCTGACCGGACCCTCGTCCACGGCAAAGCTGACACCCTGCAAGACCAGTGGCGTAACGGCATGAACAACAGCCCGCTGGTCAAGGACTACCCTGTCCTCTCGAAAGAGTCCCTGGCTGCTTCTGACAAGATCAGCAAGCGATACCAGCTGACAGCTCAGGGCGGATACACGCCCCCAGGTTCTACAGCTCCAGCTTCTGGACAAAAGGGGCGACAGCCTCTGAGCGACATCTTTAAATAGGAAAAACAATGGCCGGTCTGATCGACCCGAACGACATCGCGAAGGCCCGACAGTCCGGCTATTCCGACACGGAAATATCTACGTTCCTTGCTGACAAGCACCCTGACCAGTTCAAGGCTGCGAAGGCGGCAGGATATAGCGACAGCGAAATTCTCAGCCACCTAGCGCCCACCACACCAGAGCCCTCTGGCCCCGGCGCAGGCTTCGCACACGGCGTGGCAGGCGTGTTTGGTGGACCAGCCTCAACTATTGGCCTCACTGGCGCTCCCACGGATACGCTAGACGCTATCAAGAACAGCGCAGAGCCAGCGAACTACCAGCCCGCTCCAATCTTCGATAAGGCTGGCTTCCACCCCGGCAACATCGCGCAGTCTCTCGCAGAGGCCGCCCCTGGCTTAACTACTGACATCCTCGCTGGCAAGACTGGCGCAATGGTCGGCAATAAGGTCGGCGGCGTACGTGGTGGCGTAGTCGGAGGCCTCGGAGGCTTCTTAGGCTCCGCATTCCTCCGCAACTTCGGCCCCGGCGCACACGAGAACGCTGACGCCCGCACGGGTGTTCCCAACTCCCCTGTAGCAATGCAGGACATGACCCGAGAAGTCGGCAAGCAGGGCCTCGAAGCTGTTCCTAACATGCTCCTTGGTGGACGCTTTGTCCCCGGAGTCGCTAAGTCTCTCGCAGAGAGTGCTCTAGCTAAGATCGGCACGACAGCCGCTGTTGGTGGAGGCGTCGGTGCTACTAACGACTTAATCAATCAAGTTGGCACCACGGCAGGATCAAAGGACGGCGTAAAGTATGACTGGCACGGCGGCGCGAACGCGGCGACTACGGGCGCTTTGCTTAACACTGCGCTGGCTTCACCAAGGGCTGCCGCAGATGTCGCAGGAAACATCAAGTACGGTGGAATTGAAAGCGACCCCGAGAACAGAGCCGCAGCCACTCTCGTAGCCAACAGGAATGTTGAAGCTGCAGACGGTCGTAAGCTAAACAGCGCCGCGACATCCCAAGATGTCAAAGACAACGTATCCGCTGATATTCGCAAAGAACTATCAGCCTCAGCGAAGGGCGAGAGCAATCTCTCCCAAGGCACTTCCAACACACTAGCTCGCATTCAGCAGGGCGGCACAGCCAGCCCGACCGAACTCAATGCTCTCTCTAACGAAGCCTCCCCAGAAACGGCAAGCCTCGCACGCCAAGCTCTGTTATCGTCACAGACAAAGGCCCTTGGTGGTCTCTCTGATGGTAGTCTCTCTGGCCCCATGGATAAGCTTGGGATCATGAGGCCCGGAGTCGCGGCGACCGCCTTAGCTGCGGCAGCGACAGGCGCTCACTTAGGCCTTGCAGCCTCAGTGCCTGCGCTCGGAGCTGTCTACGGAGCCTACGGCCTCGCTCGTGGCATCGACAAACTCACAGGAGCCCGCTCGCCCGTTCAAGGCTTCACGAACAGGTTTGCGGACGCCAATGTCCCCATTCGTGCTCCCGAAGCCGTACCCGCTCAGCCTGCTCCTGTGAGCACTTCAGTGCCTCAGATAGCTCCTCCGCAGGACACACAGCTGTGGGGTGCTCCTAAGCCTGAAGCCCCCAGCATCGACGCCAACGCTCAGAACGCCGACATCCAAGGCATGCTCCGCATGGCGGCAGCACGTCGGAATGTAGCTGCTGAACAACAGGCCGCTGCAGCTCCTCCAGCTCCCGCGCCTGCGGCCCCGGCCATCGACCCCAACCTGCTCCCGCGTTCCATCACTGGTCCTGCGAGGAACATAACGCGGGGTTTCAAGAACTCGGCTCGGGCTCAGGAAGTGTTCAACATTGCCACCCGTAAGGCCGAAGGAACTGCACAGGCCGAAGGTCTCGCTGCAAATAGCCCTGCGATCAACGATCAGGGTGGCCTCAGCGCTCTCAGCAATCCTGAGTTCACCAAGCGTGGCTCACAGCTGCTTAGCGCAGCGAACGTCATGAAGAAGCTCACGGCACAGCCCGCTGAAGTCTCTGACGCTCCCGCGTCTCCTGAGATTGCTGCAGCGATGCAGACGGTCGCCGCACACGCTGCTCCGCAAGGACAGGCTGCGCCCACAGCCAACGCAGCGCCTCCGGGTGCGCCCGCACCCTTCAGTGCGTTGATGCAGAGGCTCCATGACAGTGGCGCAATCACCGCACCTTCTGCGGAGAATACAGCGCCAATCTTCGCACCGCCTGAGCCTCCGATGATCGCTAAGATCAGCAAGAAGCTCGGTAAGCCTGTGCAAGAGACGCCACACCCCGAAGAAGCCTTCGCCAAGGGCTACACCCCGATGGACAAAGAGCAGCTCTGGGGCAAAGGCATGCCTGACAAACAGTTCGCTCAGGCCGATGCCGCGAAGAAGTCCAACCTCAAAGACCCCGAAGCCTACATGGAAGGCATCGTCCGCGACCGAACGAAACGGCGCGGCATCCTTGCTTCCATAGCTGGCGAGGGTCACGACGCAGACCAGACGCACATCGCGGACCTGCTCGAAGAGCTGCACCACACGCGCCGCGCAGACAAAGCGAACGGCGCAATCGGACACTTCACTGCGAAGATGTCTCCCGGCATGAGAGCTGCAGTACGCAAGCGCATGGACAAGAGTTTCATCAACAGTATGTGGAGCACATGACAAAGAAGCTAGACCCCGACAGGCCCAACAAAGCTCGTCGGGGTCGGCCTCCCAAGGCCAAAGGCACCAACTCCGCGCGTCTTAAGGCCATCTGGGCAGACCCAGAACGCCGCGCTGAGATGATTACAAAGATCAAGGCTGCACGCGCCATCCAAGCGATAGAGCGCCTCGCCAACCCCCTTAAATTCTCGCGCATTGGAACCCCTAACGGGATGACCCGGCGCTCCGCAGCTCCTCTGTGGAAAAAAGCTCGCCAACAGGCAGACAGGTATGTTCAGAAGATGAAAGACGAAGGCGTTATCTCCGACGTGATCGTTCCCGACAGCGATGAGGCCAAAGGCGTTGCAGCTCTCCACCAAGCTACGGTAATCGCGCTCGGACCTTCCGACAAGGTTACGAAGCTAGCAGCGATCCGCACGGTTCTCGAATACACGCGCTCCAAGCCAGAGAGCAAGTCTAAGATGACCATCAACACGTCTGAACAGTGGCTGGCAGCAATTGCCGCCGACGATGCAGGCTCAGAATAACGATAAGCTGCGCGCCACGCGCAAGCGCCTACTCGATGACTTCGAGTTCTATAGCAAGCACTGTGTGAAGATCAGGACGAAGCAAGGCACCATCGTGCCTCTCGTCTTCAATCAAGTACAGAAGCGCTTCGCTCAGGCCATCATCGACCAGATGGGGACGCGCGGCTACGTCCGCATGGTTGTGCTCAAGGCACGCCAGCAAGGCCTCTCCACCGTCATCACCGCATGGCAATACTGGTGGCTCTCCCAGCGCAAGGCTCAAAAGGGCCTCGTGATGGCGCATGAAGCCGATGCCACCACGTCCCTGTGGGATATGTATAAACGTGTGCATGACAACGCACCTGAGATGGTCAAACCCCATCACAAGTACTCGTCGCGCACGGAACTCTCATTCGACATTCTCGATAGCTCGCTCCGCATCGCCACCGCTGGTGGCCGGGGTGTAGCTCGCGGCGAAACGCTGCAGGTCGCGCACCTCTCTGAGGTTGCCTTCTGGCCCCCAGCTTTCGCTGCGGCAAATTTCAATGGTCTCATTCAGGCCGTTCCTGATGAGCCGGGTACAGCAGTGTTCCTAGAGAGCACAGCTCAAGGCATGACAGGTAAGTTCAGGGAGCAGTGGGTCGGAGCAACGAACGGCTCTACCGGCTACTTCCCGTTCTTCTCGCCCTGGTTTGAGAGCGCTGAGTACACCACGATGCCCCCGGCTGACTTTGAGCCGACGCACGAAGAGAAAGAACTCGCCACGACATTCGGCCTCGACTGGGGCCAGCTGTGTTGGCGTCGTCGTAAGATTGCCACGAGCGGTCACGACCTCTTCAAGCAAGAGTATCCCGCGACACCCGACGAAGCCTTCATCTCGACAGGCCGTCCTGTGTTCAACCCCGACTATCTGCAGCAGCGCCTCCGCACACCTGTGGAGCCCATCAAGCGCATGGCTGTGGAGAACGTCACAGACAACATTGGATCACTCGTTGAGCACTCAAGAGGCGAACTCCTTGTCTACCGTGAACTCGATCAGAAAGAGACTTACGTTATCGGCGCAGACGTTGGCATGGGCGTGCGTGGCGGTGATCCCTCTTGTGCCCAAGTCCTTGATAGCCAGTTGCGTCAAGTCGCTGTGTGGCGCGGAGTTGTCCACCCCGATTATTTCGGCAAGGTACTCGCCACTCTCGGCTACCACTACCATTCAGCGCTTGTGGCTCCCGAACGTAACAATCACGGACTGGTCACTTGCATCACGCTGAGAGACCTTCAGTACCCCTACCTATACACGGACGTTGCTGAAGGCACGCTCGACAGCAACAAAGACACTATCAACCTCGGGTTCTTCACCTCAGAGAGAACCAAGCCTCTCATCATCGACAAGCTCAGATCATCAGACCGCGAACGCGAGTGTGAAATCTACGACACGACAACGCTCACAGAGATGCTGTCCTACGTAGTGACCGAGAGCGGCAAGATGGAAGCAGAACAAGGCGCTCACGACGACACCGTCATGGCGCTCGCCATCGCCCTGTATATTCACGAAGGCAAGTGGTCCCCCGTCGCATTCTCTGACGACTTCTATTCAAAGGCAATTTAATCAATGGCGAAGAAGCCGACTGTCCTAGACGACAGCGAAATCATGTCGCGCGTCCTCGCCAAGGCTAAAGACAGCGTTGGTTGGTACGACAGCAAGCTCTCCCGCGAACGCGAACGCGTCCTCAACTACTACAACGGCACCTACCCGAAGCGCTCAAGCGATGGTTCATCGTCCTACATCAGCACAGACGTGTACGATAGCGTAGAGACCCTGAAGGCCACCTTGCTTGAGACGTTCTCATCTGGTGATGAAATTGCCCAGTTCGACCCCGACCAGGATATGGCTGCGGACGACTGCCGCGTTGCCACTGCGTACGCACGCTACGTCATCTTCCAAGAGAACCTAGGCCACGAAATCTTCGGAGGCATCATGCACGACGGGCTCAACGCCCGCGTCGGTGTCGCCAAGGTCTACTGGGATAAGAAGTATGAAACATCTGAAGAAACCTTTGAAGGTCTTCCGTACGACCACGCGCACGCACTTGCCTCCCACGACGATGTGGACGAGTTCGAAGGCACCCACGATCCCGCCAGTGACACCTACGCAGGTTCACTGACGCGAAAGAAGGATGCTTCTCACACCTGTATTGATGTTATCGCCCCTGAGGAGTTCATAATAGCTCCCCGGTCTATCAGCATCCGCAAGGCCAGCTACTGCGGCCATAGGACGACGAAGACCAAGGCTGAGCTGCTTACGATGGGCTACGACAAGACGAAGGTCCGTGACCTCTCCTCAGAGAGCCCGCACCAAGTTGACTGGACGCTCGAAGCCCTCGCACGAAACAACCCGGTGGAGAGCCAACAGGCCAACGACGATCCCATCCAAGATGAGATGGAAGTCGTTCTGCTGTACGAATCCTACGTGCGTATGCAGATCGACAGCAAGAAGGGCGTCAAGCTCTACAAGATTTGTCATGCTGGCGACACCATGCTCGATGAACCTGAAGAAGTCGATAAGGCTCCTTTCATCGCCTACGTCCCGCTGCCGATCCCCCACCTGTTCTACGGCAACAGTTTCGCAGGCAGGGTTATCCCGACGCAGAACGCACGCACTGTGCTTATGCGGGGCGTACTCGACCACACAGCGATCACTACCAACCCGCGTTGGCAAGTCGTCAATGGTGGGCTTATGAACCCCCGAGAGATGCTTGAGAACCGCATGGGCGGCCTTGTGAACGTCAGACGGCCCGACAGCGTCACCGCACTTCCCCAGAACCCGCTCAACCCTTACGTCATGAACGTGATGGAGCTGTTGACGGCAAACAACGAGAAGTCCACGGGCGTATCGGCTCTGTCTGCCGGTCTCAACAAGGACGCCATCAGCACCCAGAACTCTCAGGGCCTGATTGACAACATGATGAAAGCCTCGGGGCAGCGTGCCAAGATTGCGGCTCGTAACTTCGCCTTCGGCTTCTTCGTGCCCCTCATGATCGAGGTGGTACGTCTCGGCATCATCCACGACAAGCAGCGCGTCATCGACGTAGCTGGTGCTCCCCTGCAAGTGAACCCGCAGGCCTGGACAGAGCGTAAGACCGCTTCAGTCTCCCTGCATCTGGGTTACGGCGAGATGGACAAGCTGGCTCAGACTATCGCCCAGACGTACGAGAAGATGTCTAAGGACCCAACCCTCGCTCCTATCTTCGGACTAGCTCAGAAGTACGAGATGATAATGGATGGCCTCAAGGCCGCAAGGCTCCCAGGAGCTACCAAGTATCTTCTCACTCCCGACAAGGCTGCACCGCCCCCGGGACCCGATCCGATCAAGATGGGTGAACTTCAAGTCAAGCAACAGCTCGCACAGGCCGCTCAGACGCAGGCGCAGGCTGCAGGCGACAAGAACCAGAAGCTCCTCGCAATCGACAGCGAACGTATCAACGTCGACAAGGCGAAGCTCAAGCTCACCTCTATGGATCACGATAGAACCAACGACAGACACGACCTCGAAACCGCAGCGAAGATCGACATCGGTCAACGCGAGATGGTGATGCTTGAGAAGGCACCGCCTGCGGCTGAGAAGGCCGTAGTGGCCCCAAGGAACTAATGCTGTGACATATGAAGACCTAGTCAACATGCTGCACGGCGTCCACAACTCCATCAGCCCCGGCGCTAACGCCAGCACTCTCATGTCCCTGCTAGGACGTGGTGGGCTTGGCAGCGCTCTGGCTGGTGGAGCATCCACAGTAGGACAAGGGGGCGACATCCTCAACGACCCCGCCATGCTTGCGCACATCAACAAGGCGTTCACGCCAGCGGCACCATCAAGCGCCACTGGCGCGGCTTGGTCCCAAGGCGGATCACCGATGGCCCAGCTGCCTCCTCAGGCCGGTCCTGGCCCCGCGCCAGCGCCGCCTGTTCCTGCCCCGCCAGCGCTCTCAGCGCAAGCGATGGCTCCTCAAGTACCCCCGGCAGCACCGCAAGGTGTGCCAATGCCCGCCCCAAGACCTCCTGAGGCTCCTCAAGCGCCCCCGGACATGGGCTTCTTCGCCCGCAACGCCGCCATGATGCGTGACCCCAGCTCGGGGACATTCATTGATCCGGCGAACGCGGAGCGCGCTCAAGCCTCAGGGCCTGACGTGATCAACAAACTCCTTCAAATGTTCCACAACAAGGACGCATGAACGATACCGAAATACTGGCTACAGGAGAGCTTTGCGAAGCTCTTCTGGCCAGCGAAGGCTTCAAGACAGTCATGGGCCAGTACGAACTGTCCATCGCTGCCGACATCCTAGCCACCAAGGCTGAGGACAAAGGACGCCGAGAAGAACTCTATCACTCCCTCTGGGGAGCACGAGGTCTCCTCAGCTTCATGCAGCTCAATGCGAACGCTGCTGCTTCCATCAAAGCCCCCAAACCCCCCGAAGACGACACCACGGAATACGCCACTCCCGACTACGACTTCAATGTCGAGTACGACGACGAAGGCTTTCCCCGTGTCAATGAAGAGAACGATTACTGATGTCTACCATCACTGCAAGTGACGTAGCTACGAACTATGATTTTGATACCACGGCGGCGCTGTCTGATGACGACGCCACCAACGCATTCCTGACCAGTTTCAAGATTGACCCTGAAGAGGGCGATGATGAACAGGACGCTCCTAAGAAAAAGAAGCCATCCAAAGAGGTCGAACCCACCGAAGACGATGCTGCCAAAGACGAAGGCGCTGAAGACGAGAACTCCGACGAAAGTCCAGAGGACGAAGCTGACAGCGACGAGGACAAGGCAACCGACAAAGACGACGAAGACGACAAGAGCGATAAGAAGACGTACGTTGACAGCGACGAAACTTACGTAAAGGTCAAAATCGGAGATGAGGAGAAAGAGGTTTCTGTCAAGGACCTCAAGCGCCTCTACGGCCAAGAAGCATCTCTCACCCGCAAATCGCAAGAAGTCGCGGACCAACGACGAGTAGCTGACGAAGGCGTAGCCAAGAATGTGGCTGCACTGAACGTCATGCTCGAGAAAGCGAAAGCCAAGGCAGCTCCGTACGCTGCTATTGACTGGCTCGCTGTGTCAAAGAACCCCGCCATCTCCGCTGCTGAAGCCTCTGCCCTACGGGATGAAGCTCAGGCCGCGATTGCTGACGTTTCCTTCTTCGAGAAGGACCTCGGCGGTTTGATGACTGCCATCGCTGACAAGCAGAAGACTGACTCCGTTGCCCAAGCGAAAGTGTGCATTAGCTCACTCTCTACACCGGGCACCGATGACAAGCCTAATGCTCTGTACATCGAAGGCTGGAACGACAAGGTCTATGACGACCTCCGTTCGTTCGCACGCGAGCTTGGCGCTGACGCCAACTCCGTGAACTCCATGGTTGACCCTGTTGCATTCAAAGTATTGCACATGGCCATGCAGTTCAAACGAGGCTCCTCGAAGGTCCTCACTGTCAAGACCAATAAGTCCCCCACGAAGATTGTGAAGACTTCTTCGTCCGCTTCCACGTCCAAAGCTCCAGCATCCACGACTGACCGTAAAAAGGCCATCGCGAACCTGAAGCGCTCGGGCTCTGAAGAGGACGCCGTCAACGCCTTCATGGCCGGCATGTCTGACAAAGACTAACCCCAACTCCCTCTAAGGAAATCAAAGCTACACAATGGCAACGTATCAAACGTTCCAGCAGATCGGTATCAAAGAGAACATCTCTGATATCATCACCAACCTGACGCCCACCAAGACCCCCTTCCAGTCGAACATCGGCACCGAGAAGGTTCACAACGTTCTGTTCCAGTGGCAGGAAGATTCGCTGCGCGGACAGGCGCTCAACGCGCAGGTCGAAGGCGCTGATCCGTCCTACATCACTGCGAACCCGACCGTCATGCGCAACAACGTGACGCAGATTCTGAACGAGGCCGTCGTGGTCTCGGATACCGCAGAGACCGTGACTGTCTATGGCCGCGCCAAGGAAATGGCGTACCAGATGCAGAAGTCGGCTTCGCAGGTCAAGCGCGACCTTGAGCTGTCGCTCATTGGTAACGCTCAGATCCTCGCGACCGGCAACTCCACGACTGCTCGTCAGTTCGCCTCTGCTCAGCAGCAGGTTTTGGCTGGCAACATCTCGTACGCAGGTGCCGCCACCAACCTGTCCGAAGCCCTCATGCTCACGAACCTTCAGACTTGCTTCACCGCAGGTGCTACGCCCTCCCGCATTCAGGTCACTCCCTCGAACTCGGTGATCATCGCTGGTTTCGCGGCGGTTACTGGTCGTTACCGCACCATTCCTGGCGCGAGCACGGGTGAGGACTCGGGCATCGTGAACGTGGTCAACTTCTACGTTTCGCCCTTCGGCGAAGTGAAGATCGAGATCAACCGCTTCATCAAGGCGAAGAACACCCTGGTGTACGATCCCAAGCAGTGGGCTAAGGCCGTGCTGCGTCCGTGGACCCGCGAAGCTCTGGCGAAGACCGGCGACGCGACCAAGCAGATGATCATCTCTGAGCAGTCCCTGAAGCATAAGAACTTCGCTGCGTCGGGCTTCATCATCGACAACGCCACGACTGGCTTCTAAGCCTTCTTTATCTGCGGATCAGATGATCTCTGTTCCACAGTGCTCGCGGTTCCGGCGTTGAGTCGGCGCACGGCGAGCCTCATTTCAGTACCTAAGACTTCATACGCACCATGAGACGCAGGGCTTCCATTAGGAGCCTTGCGCTTTCTCACGACCTCCCATGAAAGCACATGACCCACGACCCCAAAGTTTACGCGGCAATCGACAACCTCCCTATGTTCGACACTCAGGTAGACTTCGATCAGGACAGAAGCACCAATAACCTGATCATCAACCACCACCAATACATTCCCGACAACTTCGTCTCGGACCTCAAGTCCCACAAGATGGCCAGCGCCAGTGAGCGCTCCGGCGACATGATGCTCGCCCTGACCGTTCCCGTGAGTGCCATCGAAGACATGTGGACGCAGTACGGCTTCGACGCCATGAACGCTCCGATTGCTGAAGTCCGCAAGATGCTCCAGCGCCTTCACTTGGACGCGTTCATCGCGACCAACAAAACCTAATTACAGTAGGTGCGTAGCTCAGCTGGTAGAGCGCTCGGCTCTGAACCGAGAGGTCGGTGGTTCAACCCCATCCGCGCCCGCCAACACAACACACATAAAGAGAGACAATGACGCTCGCAGAAATGACGGCTCAATTCATGAGCCTGATGAACCGTACGGACCTGAAGAGCGACACGGCTCTCGCCACCACCTTCCTCACCCAGGCTATCCTTCGCATCCAGCGCGAACTCCGCGTCCCAATGCAGGAAGCCACGATTGTCTACACGGTGCCCAGCACCTATGTGCCCACCGTAGGCCTCGCAATCCCCAACGACTTCCTAGAACTCATCGGTATCTTCGCTGGTCAGTATCAGGAGGTGCAGCTTCAGCGCACCCAGCTGGGCCTAGCTAAGGACATGGCGGCTAACTGGGCTGGTGGCAACACCATCAAGTTTGCTCGCATGGGCGGCAATTGGATACTCGGTCCCGCTCCGCTAGTCGGGGACGTCCTCACGATCCAGTACTACGCCTCGTTCCCGGCGCTCGTGAACCCCACAGACACCAACGTGCTCTCCCTCGTCGCTTGGGACAGCGTCGTCTATGCCGCGCTCTCAGCAGCCTGTGACTACTACAACGACGAGCGCGTGGACAAGTTCGAGAAGCGCTACAACCAAATCCTGCAGAACCTCCAGAACATGGCAGACGGTGACGAACTCACCGCTGACGCTGCTGTGGGTCCTGTCTACGGATGGCCTGACGATGGGAACGACACCTAATGGCTAACGGCTCCTTCTACCAGAACGGCCTTCCGCTCAGCACTCTTGAGACCGGCCTAGGCAACGTGAACCCTGGAGCGCCTGTCGCTAACAAGTCCTCCAGCTCGTTCTACCTGAACGGCACGGCGTACTCGGCCCTCCAGAGTTCTGATACGCTTATGGCGTCGATTAACGCCCAACTCGCCGCTGCGGTAGCTGCCGCCTCCTCGGCCTTGGGCTCCACGGTACTCCTGAAGGCCAACAGCCTCTCAGATGTAGCGTCCGTTGCTGCTGCCAAGGCGAACCTAAGCCTCGTGAGCAGCGACGTGGGCCTCGGGAACGCCACGAACACCTCAGACGCCAACAAGCCCGTAAGCACCGCGCAAGCGACCGCAGACGCTCTTGTGGCCTCGAACGCCGCGACCGCTACGGCCCTCAAAGCCAACATAGCGTCCCCGACGTTCACAGGCGTCGCCTCAGCGCCCACGGCTGCTGCCAACACGAACAATACTCAGCTCGCCACCACGGCGTACGCTGACGCCATCAACGCGCTGCGCATTTCCTCTGAGGCTCTCAAGGCCCCCTTGGCGTCCCCGGCTCTCACGGGCGTCCCTGTGGCTCCCACAGCCACGGTTGGCACCAATACCACGCAGCTCGCCACTACGGCTTTCGTGCAGGCAAACCCCACTGCGACGGCCTCTACTGCCCCGGCTCATAAGTTCGCTACAGCCATCAGCGGCGCAGGCGCTCTGACCTACACGCAGCCTGACGCAGCGGACATCACCTTCACTGCTGCTGGCGGCACCACGCGCTCTGCCAACTCACGCTTCAATGACACCTACAGCGTGATGGACTACGGGGCGGACCCGACCGGCGTTGCAGACAGTGCACCAGCGTTTCGTCTAGCCCTTGCTTCTGCTCCCTATGGCGGCAAAGTAACCATCCCGGCGGGCAACTTCCTCCTGAACTCACCTGATCCAGCCACGGGTGGCGCAGGCATTCTTGACTTCAGCAACTTCCCCAACAAGAGCATCACACTTGAAGGTGTCGGTTGGAACCTCAAGGTAGGTGGCGTCTATACGGCCCCCAGCGGATCAATTCTTAGAATTGGTGCCAGCATCCCGACCACCTGTGACTTCCTCTACATTCCTATGAATGACAGGGTCACTGGGCTGCGTCTTAAAGACTTCGCGGTAGTGGCTGCGGCTGGTGTGTTCAACACTGCTCACGGACGCCACGGTGTCCACATTGATGGAACTACGAACGTCAATGGGTACGTTGAGTTCTTTACGATGGACAACGTGTTCTGCGACAACATGGCGAACGGCTACTCAGTACTTGTCCAAGGACTGTCTACGGGCAACACCATGATCGACAGCGTCATCCGCAATTGTACGCTGATGAATGCGAAGTTCGATTACGTAGCCGACAACATAACGGTCGAAGGCAACGTGTTCGGAGCGAACGCTTTTGGGACGACCAACGGCCCCAACACAGGCCTCTACGTCAACCAAGTCAGCGGAGCCACCTCGTTCCGCATTCTGGGTAATAATTTCGTCAACCAAGACGGTATGATCGTTATTGCCTCTGCACTGTCACCGATCATCCAGAACAATGAGTTCGAACAGAACCCTGGCGCTAACGCACATGGTGCTCTGGTTGATCTTTCTGGTGGTATTGGGACAGGCGTAATTGGCGCTATCATTACTGGGAGCAGCATAGCTCAGAACAGCACCACAGCCTCCTACCCCCCGATCAACCTTGGGACCACTGTAGGAACGCAGGTATTCGGGAACACCATCCGTGTTCCGTCCGCCTACGCGCATGTGACTATCGGCTCTGGCTCTTCTAGGACGCTCATAGGTCACAACCTCTGCTTCACCTCAGGCTCAGCTAGCGACATGCTCGTCACTGACGGAGGCTCCCTCACTGAAAATGACTGCGTATGGAAGACCTACACGCCAACGATCACGGCAGACGCAGGGACGTTCACGACTGTCTCTGCAACTGGTGCGTATCGCGTTCTAGGTAAGCTCCTGTTCTTTGAACAAGACATCACCATCACGACGGTAGGCTCGGCATCGGGCGCGGTACACGCAACCCTTCCTGCGGGCTTCACAGCCAAGCGTAACGGCTCTGCGTCTGGGAAAGAGTTTGCGACAAACGGCTTTATGTTGGGCGTGGTTATACAAGCCACTTTTGGCGCAACTGTCATCAGCAAATACGACAACACCTCGATCATCGGTGCTGGTGCTGAACTCGTCATCAGCGGCTGCATTGAAATAACATAAGGCACCATGGCTAACCTAAAGAACGCAGGCGCAGCCTTCGTGATCTGCGCCACGTTGGTTGCGGGTTTCGAGGGCCTCGCCACTCACACCTATCACGATACACTCGCTCACGGACTGCCCACGATCTGCTACGGCGAGACAGAAGGCGTAAAGATGAGCGATGTCTACACTCCTCAGGAGTGCATGGACATGCTCGCCGCTAAGCTCCCACGCTACTGGTCCGAGATTGCCAAGTGCATCAAGGTCCCGGTGAGCGCTAACGAGCAGGCAGCATACACGAGCTTTGCGTACAACGTGGGCTCCGCAGGCTTCTGCCACTCCACGACTGTGCGCAAGCTCAACGCTGGAAACCACACTGGAGCGTGTAACGCCCTGATGGCTTGGGATCGCGCAAGTGGCCACGAGGTCACAGGCCTCAAGCGCCGACGCGTCGCTGAGCGCGAACTCTGCCTCAAAGGATTGTAATGGCGTATCTATCGTACCTCGGCTCTCACTGGTCTCTCTTCCTGATCGTCGTGCTCTCCGTGGTGGTCCTAGGCACAGCTTCATGGTTCCTCAAGAACTGGAAGCTCGCCGCAGCCGCCATACTGCTCGTCGTCGCTGGCCTCGCGTATCAGTCTGCCAACATGGAAGGCTACAAGCGCAAGGTCGCTGAGGATGCCCAGGCGCAGCTCAGCACGCTCAAGTACCGTCTCGGGGCACTGCAGCTCTCTCAGGCTCTGGACGCCCAGCGGGCCACCTCCGACGCCTACCTCAACTCCCAACTGGATACTCTCTCGCGTGAAACACCTCACAATGACGGTGCTTGTCTTGACCTCGATGCTGCTCGCCGCGTGCGGGCCATCGGCGCAGCCCAGCCCGTCGCAGCTCCCGTACCCGCCCGCCGATATCCAAGCCTGCTTCAGAGACGTAGCGGGACTCCCTGATAGGTCGCTTACGGCTGGGGACGTAGAGAGCCTCTGGAAGAATGATCGCTACAGAGCGGTCCTAGAACAGCGCTGTGGGGTTCGCCTGCTCGCTTGGTACGATGGCCTCCGCACGAGCTGGAAATGATCCCTGATAACCCCGACCGCACTGGCACCCACCTCGTAGCCCTAGGAGCACTTGTGAGCCCCTATTGGCTTCATACCCTATCTGACGCTGCAGCCACCGCATTGCCCATCCTTGGCTGCGCGTGGTTGCTCATTCAAGCCGCCGTTTATCTCTACACCACCTTCTGGAATAAACGGATGTGACGGCATTCAATCCCGACAATGCCCATAACGACTTCATAGAGCTGAACCCAAGCACCGGAATAGTAACCGTTGCCACAGACGGCCCGCTGCTCTTCGTAGAGCTAAACCCAGGCACAGGCAACGTAAAGCTCCCGACCGTCCCTGGGTCACTCGTCATCAATGGTGGAAATAAGACACCAGGAATTGTGTCCGGTCGGTTCTATTCGACCTTCAGAGGCAATACCAGTTCGTCTGCGGCGGTCACCATACTCGACACAAAGATTTTCCTTTACCCGTTTTATATCGACACGCCGATTTCTCCGAGTGCTCTTTCAATTCGGGTTATCACTGCAGGCGCTGCAGGATCAGCCGTAAAACTTGGAATATGGGCGAACGGCTCGAACGGGCGTCCGACCGGATTGGCTCTAACGGGACTTGTCAGCAATACGGGACAGGCCACGACCTCGACCGGGGCAAACGCAGCTATCACTGCGACTGGCACGCTCGACGTTGGTTGGTATTGGTTTGGGGCGGCGTTCACGACTGCAGCCCCAGTGTGTTTGTCTACAGGCATTACCGTACTTGAACTGGATGCCTTGCAGGGCCGTACCACGCTCGGCACCAATGATGTCGGCGGTATCACCGCTCCTTATACCTACAGCACGGACATCACGACGCTGGACTTAACTTCGGCGACATGGACCGATGCTATCGCACCAGCGGGCAATCCAGTGCTGTATCTGACGGCTCCATAACCCCTCACGCCCTCTCAGCGTACAACTCCCAAAATAACATAAAGAAACCGAAATCATGAGCGCAAGAACCGACCTCGACAACGCCCTTCAGTACGTCACTGACGGCATCACTGCACACGTCGCTGCTCTGGCAGCTTCCCGCACCGCTGCGGGTGATACCACGCACTTCGTTGAACTCACTGCCAAGCTTAAAGCGCTTGGTGACGTGCTGGTCGCGTCCGAAGCTGCTGTCTAACTATACTCACTCCGCGACTTGAGTATAACTCGCAAAAAAGCCCGCTCGGGCTCTCCTCTGTATCCCTTTCTTTGGGAATACTTTGGAGAGCCTAAGCGGGCTTTTTTGCGAGTTTAGGCGGCTTGGCGTGTCTGCCAGAAGGCTCTGCCCTTGGTGATCATGTCACGCACGTTCTCAAGTGGGGAGCCTAACCACAGGTGCTCTGGGTTGATACAGGGCGGGCACAAATGGAACCATTACCAGCACCAGCACCGCGCGTCGAAGCCAGAGGGTCTTGATGTTGATGATGCTCACTTACGGCGCGTCCCAGACTTCGCGGCGAGCGCAGCGATCTGAGCGGAACGCTGGGCTGCGGCCTGATCGTTCTGCTTCGGGGTATCTTCCTTCGGCGTCAAGAGCACTACGATCTGCTCAAGCGCCGCAAGTATCTTCTGCTCGTTGGTGAGCTGGGCAGCGAAGGCTGCGAAGTCATAGAGTTCGTGTACGGGTTCAGTCATTCTTAAGTGCCTCCAGTGTGATTTGGTCTTCGATGGTGGGAACGTCCTTAGCCGCTATCCTCATGCTCTCGTCCCACAGGTAGACGACGATGCACTTGATCGTGTAGAGGCCGAAGATGGCTGAGAGGATCAGGAGAGGGAGAAGTTGTTCCAGCATCAGAAGACGCAGGGGTCGAGTTCGTCAATGATAGCGTAGGCGAGCTTGAGAGCCTTGGAGCGCGACAGAGCTACTGAGTACACCTCGAAAGCTCCGTTGTCGTTGATGTCAACAACGACTTGGGGCTTGCCATCAACGTACAGGCGCACGGTCAGCGCATCGCCGTCCTTGTCTGTGATGGTCAGGATGCGCGCGGCGTCTTCGGTGTTCTTCTCGTTCTTGAACTTCATTTGGTCAGGTCCTTTGTTAGATATGTGATGGCTGTTTGGAGGTGGGCGGGGCTGTCATTGAACAGTCCCAGGCCCGTGTTGCACTTGCTGCAGAGCAGCCCCCGCACACGCTCTGTGTTGTGGCAGTGATCTATGTGCCAAGTTCCGTTTCCGCCGGATGTGCCTGTAGAACAGATGGCACACCTGAAGTCCTGAGCAGACAACAGCGCGTCGTACTGATCTTGGGTGAGCCCGTATGTTATTAGGCGGTGCTCTGCGCGCCATTTTTTAGCAGACGCAGCCTTGGTCACCTTCTGCTCTTGCGTCCGGGTTCGTTTTGGGCGAGTTGCACACCACTTGCGGTGAACCTCGTTTTTGTTATTACGCTGTTCTTCCGTGAGTACTCTTTTTGGCTTAGTCACAGATGCTTGCGCCAATACAGACTTTGTTTAAACGCCCAGCGATACTGAGGCTCGAACAGCTTGTACCCTGCGTTGATAAGAGAGTTAGAGGACGCGGCGTTCTCCGTCGTGTCGGTAATCATCAGGGTAAGGCCAAGCTTGCGGGCCTTCTTCTCACGCACGGCGATGAGCCTGCGCTGCAGCCCGTTACCTCGATACGCCTTGAGAACCCCAGCACGCTTGAGATACCCGGTGGTGTTGTCTGCAGGGGTGATCGTGAGGCCGCAGAACCCTACAGCAACGGGAGGCGTGAGCCTGTTGTAGGTCTCAAACGCCGCCTTATCGTAAGCGAGCCACCAGTACCCCCTAGGTAAGTCAGGGCGCACCAGTGGGTCGAAGAACGTCAGGTCATGTAGCTCTATGATTTCGTCGCGGTAATGGTCGTCCGAAGCGTCAACCTCCTTGATCAGGAAGTTCACCGAAGCGATATCCTGTAGAGCACGAAGGCAAACAGGACCAACACAGCAGCGAACGTCGAGAGCGTCGTGATGACACCCATCCAGTCTTGAGCTGTCATGTCGTCTCAACCGCATGATTGAGAGCGTCGATGAGATCATACACTTGACCGAACGTCAGCTCCAGAACGTCTGCGGTGCTGCGGTCTGCGTACTCCTGGCGGATGATTAGGGTCTCTTCAGCGCGGCGCTCAAAGCTACGGGACCACCACACGTCCACAGCAGGACATCCCGGGAGGAACTTGGCCCCCGGGGTCTTGACGGTCTCTGCTGCTGGGATGAGGTACGAGGTGCCGTGAGCGTCCTTATGGGAGCTACACGGCATGGGCCATCGCCTGCCAGTCTGCCTTCGCGTTGGCTTGCTTGGAGGTCTCATGCTCGATCAAGAGTGCGATGTGATGCTTGGCCTTCTCAAGGTCCTTGATGCCTCCCTTGGTCTTCCAACGAGTGACATACTTGATGATGTTGCCTTCGGAGAAGCCCAGACCGTTCGCCCAGATGTACTCGATGGGCTGTATCTTGCAGTCCGTGTAGTGTGTGCCCCCGACTTGGGTGCCTAAGATGGTGTCCTTTACCGCCCGTGTGTCCGTCTGAGCAATGTCGTGGTCTCGTTGATTTTCAATCAAATCTGTGTTCCCTTGTTCTTGGTGTCAGCGGTGGCCTTCTCAGCGCCTTCATGAAGTCCTGATGCTCTAGGTGCAGCCTCTTTGCGTCTGCGAACGAGATGATGGGGTTGGTCTTGGTTAGCAGTCGAAGCCTGTCGTTCTCCATGATTGCCTTGAATAGCGGAGGTATCGTTTCTCCACTTGATGAGGTTGCGAATGTGTAGTGCGAGCAGGACCACGCAGAACGGGATCAGGCCCCACAGATGAAGGTAGAGGTCGAGCGTGAAGAACGTGAAGTCACTGACGATGGAGAGCGAAGGGCCTAAGAGGCTCTTGTTCCCCATCTGCCAGATGGCCCACAGGGTCACGCCTGATGCAATGATCTGAAGTGAGAGGCTCACGTAGTCGGTCACTTGAAGAACTCTGCCATGCGGCGAAGCGTCTCGTCGTTGGTCGTGCCCTTGCAGGATATGAACGCCAACACACGTTCTATCTGCCACGGCTCCAGCTTGGCCCCAGGTGTGAAGTCTCCCTTGGGCTTCACGGGGTCCACAGGATCGGCTTCTTGTTCTCGACGTCCCAATCGGACCAGCGTAGGATGCGCACGAGGCGTGCTTGTTGCAGGGCCTCTTCCTCAAATAGGCCTGCCTTGGCGTAGGCTTCCAACACTCTCGACCACCAGATTATCTGCTGGTCCTTGAGAGGAAGTTCCTTGGCGGGCTCTGATAGTGACAAGAGCTTCTCAGCCTTCACAGGACCCACGCCTGGGCACCCTTTGACACCATCAGTGCTGTCACCGATCAGCGTCTGATACAGATGATTGTAGGCGGCCTCTTCCTCCGTGATCTGCAGAAGGTCCTTGCCGGTCCACAGAGTTCCCGGGATCGTCTTGAGGTCCTTGTCCTGACTGACGATGATCCGCTGAGCTGATCCCGGCTTGGTCGCCAGAATGCCCATGATATCATCGGCCTCAAGGCCTTCCATGGTGAGAGTGCTGTAGTTCTCGTCACAGAGTTCACGCACAGCCGAATAGCACAAGGGCTTGCGAGCACCCTTGCGGTTCGACTTGTACGTGGGGTCCACGTCGTAGCGGAAGTTGGTAGAGCTGGAGAAGGTGAGTACGTGGTCGTCAGTCTCGAAGCGGTCGAATATCCTGCGGATCATGCCTTCGAAGTTGGCGAACGCTAACTCTGGTGAGGAGTACAGGACATGGTTGTCTGCATCCCAACGCGTTTCCCTCTCGATGGCGATAGCTGCCGTGAAGACAAACTGATCGCCATCAATGAGTAGAAGCTTACGAGCCATCAGAACCCGGTGGACAACGCGTTGTCGCGCCAGAAGTCGTGCTCGTCGCCGCTGTCAGAGACGTTAGTCTCGTTGTAGGGGCCGCCCTCATCGAAGGTCTCGTAGAACCCCTCAGCTGCACACAGGCGCTCCATCTCCTCGTCAGCGACCTGGGGGCGCGCTCGGGCGTCAGAGACCCCAGCAACGTAGCCGTCTTCGTAGGCCTCCTGATCGTTGGCGTCGAAACCGCGCTGTTCCATTTCCTCGTGTCCGTCACGAAGGCCAGTATCGTAGCCAGCGTCGTAGGAGCCAGACATCGCGGCATCCTTTTCTTCCTTGGACGCCAGTGCAGCGGCTGCAAGTCCACGCTCGTATCCGAACACCATGGCCTGATCAATCGCCTGATAGGCCTGAACGATCAGCTTAGCGGTATCTTCTCCAGCAACCGCGACAAGAGCGCGGGAGAGAGCCTCGTTGTTCACTGGAATAATAAAGTCTTTCATTGTGCCTCTTGGAGCCACGTCAGCCCCGTTTGTGTGATCTGCCATGCGCTGGCGAAAGTGCTCACGCCTGTCTTGGTGGTGAGCATGTGAAGTGAAGCAGCCATTGCCACTATCTCGGCGTTGGATCGTGCGTAGTCGCTTTTGACGGAGACCTTCTCTCTCCACACTCGGTCGAGGAGGGCGGCTAGGCGGACTTCTGGGTCAGTGGCTGCGGTTGGTCTTGATGCGCCAGATCGTGACCGGGGCAACACCGTAGGCTTCCGCGAGTTCTTTGGTGCTTGCGTTCGAGATCCTGATTGCTTTAGCTTCGCTCGCGCTGATCTTGGCGCGGCCATTGTGTGCTCCCTTGTTGTTAGGGCCACGCCCCTTGCTGTACATGTCGATGGTGTTGTCCTTCTTCGTTCCTAAGAACAGATGGGACACGCGCCAGCACGCTCTGTTGTCACATCGGTGCAGGACGCACATTCCTTTGGGTATTGGGCCGTTACTTCTCGTCCACGATACTCTGTGTGCGAGGTGTAATTTCCCGTCGATCCAAAGGTGCCCATAGCCGTGAGTGTCGAGGCTGTTTGGAAACTCAACGCAAGGCGTCAATGAGTGTCTCGCCACGACTGCCCAGACTTGGCTTGGCTGTCTAGCGGACCCCGGAAGCCATATGCATCGCCCGCCGAACGTGCGTGCTTGACCATGATGTCTCCGATGTCTTTCTCGAGCCCTTCGCGGCAGACGATTTGTATCTCGTCGTGCACCCAAGTCACCATGACGAAGTCGCCATCCCAGCCCCATTTGTACTTGCTGCATAGTTCCTCGTACGTGTCACAGACCCAGCGCTTGCAGAGGATTGCCCCGCAGCTTTGGATCAGGAAGTTGAGAGCGGAATGCTCAGAGCGGATGGGTATCTTGCGTTCATCGAGGCCATAGACCCAGTTGAACTTCTCGACTTGGTACGAGAGCTTGTCTTTGAGGGTCTCGAAGCCGTCGATGCGCTTTAGGAAGTTCGCCCGGGTGCGTCGTCCAATGTTGCGCAGTGCATTCTCGCCAAGATTTCCGGTGCCAAAGAACTTCTCGTAGAGAGCATTGCCCTCAGGACCAAGGCGCTTGGCTTTGATGAGGGCATCATGCACAATCTGGCCAGCCATATCGTCCCAGCATCCGTAGATGTAGGCGTAGATGAAACGCTTGCTCCCGTCTTCTCTGATGAGCGTATGCAGTTCATTGTGCTTGTCCCTGTCTCCTTCCACGAGGCCCATGACCTGGGCGTGTAACCAATGCACGTCGCCATCAGTGACGATGTCCATGTACTTGCCGCCGTCTAGCGGAACCAGATAATGCGCGAGCGCTCGTAGCTCCAATCCCGACATATCTGCGCCAAGGAACTTCCAGCCTTTAGGGGCGTAGAAGAGTTCTCGGCACTCAGGTCCGTAGGGAGACGCCATGTTTGGTACTTGCCCCAAGTTAGGGAGAAAGTGGCTGGCCCGCGACGTAGTCGTGCCCATCGGGTTGATGACACCATGTATCCGTCCATCGTCCTGAACTGCGGTGAGCCACGCCTGCTTACCGTCAGCCAACTGCGAGAGCCTCTTGTCGAGCATGAGGTAGCGGTCGATACCCGCCATCTCTGGAAACTCCGCGACCACGCTTTGGAGTACTTCCTCATCGAACTGAGCCTTCCCTCCATCTGTGAACTTCTTGGGCTTCCATCCGCGCTGCTTGAGCACATACGCAATGTTGTCCCTAGAACCCGGATTGAACGTGACTGTCTTGTACTTCTGAACCGGGACACCCTTCTTGTATCCCAGCGTCTTGTTGTCCCGCTTAGGCACGAGAAGCTCCGTAGGAACCTCCCATGAGCCGAACTGCCTGATCAGCTCCTCTTCTATAAGGGACTTCTCAGTAATGAGTTCGACGTGAAGTGCCTTGGCCTTCTTGATGTCAAAGGGAACACCAGCTTGCTCCATGGCTGTGCAGACGATAGCGATACGATGTTCAAGCTCGATTGCCGCTATTGAGTAATTGTCAGGGTCCAGATGTTCCCACAGCACCAAGTTGGTCGCCGTGTCCTGATCCATGTACTCGTGCATTTCCTTGGTGTAGGTCCCCCACACGAAGCGTGCGAGAGCCTTAGCGTCCGTGATGCCTGCAGCGAGGGCCTCGGCCTGACGCAGCTGTGCGTAGTCTCCCTTGTGCTCTCCCAGGCGATAGCCCCACGCACCTAAGGAGTGCTTACCCTGATATTGTTTACCAGCTGGCATCTTCCCGCTTCTCACCAGCTCCCCATCCGTGTCCTTGACGTTGGGAAACTTGAGACGCGCAATGATCATCGTGTCTCGGGTCAGACAGCCCGCCTTGGGCTTCCAGCCATGGAGCTTAGCCAACATGGGGATGTCAAAACGCTGGATGTTGTGCCCAATGAGAACATCTGCCTCACTGAGCTTCTCAAGAGCCTCTGAGGTCTGCTCAGGTCCGTAGCTCCAGTGCTCCTTGGTATCGACGTCTCGGATTGACGTGCAGTGTACTTTGGTGGCCGTAGCTACAAAGCCGTCCGTTTCTAGATCGAAAAGAAGCCTTCTCATCTTCCTCCATAGTGCCGCGCCAGAGCAACCATCTCTTCAGGAGTGATGTCCCGCTTAAGGGCGTTAGCTCTCCAAGAAATGACTTCCACATTCCCGGGTACGTACCCTTTGGTGTTGTCTACGCGATCAAGTGATGGTGCTGTGTTTTGTCGCCCTGATCCTCGCTCAGATATTTTCAGCTTAATGCCGAGAACGGGACATGTGTCAGGGATGGTGATGTCACTCGCCGTTATTGAGAACTCCATGCCAGACTTCTTGGCGCGAAGCTTCGCACGGCTGATTAGGAAACCTATAGGGTTGGCTAAGCGTTGAGTATCATTTGCATCCAGGTGGCACGCTCTGCAGCGAAAGCGTCGTGTGCGCCGAGAGTGGGCAGGCCAATTGTCGTCCGTTAGTTCTGCGCCGCACCGAGTGCAGAGCTTCACACACCGTACCCATACTCGCAGATGACGTACACGCTGGTGTCTGCGATGACATCTCGGTGTTCGTTGTGCGCCTCTGTGGCTGCGGTCATCACCTCAATCGCGAAGTCGGATGCCCCGCTAACCGTGACGGTCACCAGCTTGCTGCCGACAGCATAAGCCAGCGTATCGCCCACGAGAATTACGTGGCCTAACATGTCCTTCATTTGGTTTCCTGTGATTAGAATTTCTGTGGTTCGCTACCGAAGTTGCTCACGACCTCCTTAGGGAAGTTCGTCGCTAGTTCGTTGCGGCCTGTGGTTCGATTGTATTCGAGCGTGTCCGCTTCGCCTGTATCTCCGACTGCACGGCACTTAAGAACGCGTAGGAGACTGCAATTCTTCCCCCCGCCTTCGTCCTGCTGATTGCGCTCCATTGAGTACACATTGTCTGAAAGCTGTTCCAGAGAGCTGCTTCCTCGGAGGTCATTGAGTGAAGGCACGCCTCCTTCGTTGAAGTTCTTCCCTTGCGCTCTCTTGAGATGCGCTATGGTCAGGATGCCCACACCCGTCTCTTGTGTTAGCGAAGCAAGGGCTGTCATCAGGATGTCGATATCCTTTCGCTCGCCCTCGCTGCTGCTCTCGACACCACTCGTAACAATAGAGATATGATCCAGGACTATGAAGTCCACCTTTGCAACACTCGCCATGTAGCGCAGCTTCGACAGAAGGTTCTGAGAACCTAAGCTCCCGAAGTGATCGTAGAAAAGCATGCGCTGCTTGATAACGTCGTCTAGTCCACGTTGCCATTGAGCCTCCGTGATGATGTCGGGGTTGAACTGGAGCTTCCCAAGCGGGACGCCACTGTGTAGCGCGATGTAGCCTTGAGCAGTTTTAACGTTGTTCTCTTCGAGATAGACGTTTCCAATGCTGAGGCCGTGCTGCTGGTGAAGGTCATACGCAAGTTCACGGGCAAGCGTTGACTTCCCAATGCCTGAACCCGCTGTAAGAAGCGTAACTTCTCCCTTACGTAGTCCATAAGTCATCTCCTGAAGCTTGGGATACCTGAAGGGAAACCCCGCAGCGCAGCCCTTCTTGAGCGTCTCAAGCGTGAAGTCTGCGCCGCTGACGATGCCATCGGGCCTCCACACCTTCGCGTCCCAGAAGGCTCTGATGATCGCTCCCGGCCCATACAGGAGGAGCACCTCGTTGGCGTCCTTGGCAGGGAGCGTTGCAATCTTTACCTTGCCAAGCGGCAGCAGATCACACGCTTCAGCAACAGCCTTCTGCCCAGGCTCGTCCATGTCGAACATGAGCACGATGCTGTCGAAGCCAAGCAACCATTCATAGTTGTCGCGGATCTGCTGATTGACGGAGTTCGCACCGTTAGCGAGGGACACCACGGGCCACTTGAGGTCCATAGCCTGCGAGACGGACATCGCGTCTATCTCGCCTTCGGTGATGACCAAGTGCTTCCCACGGTTCCAGAGCCATTGGCCCATGAACTGGGGCTTGCTGCTGTCTCCCAGCCACTTGAATGTCTTCCCGGCTCCTCGGCACTTCTGAGCGATCAGCTTGCCGTTGCGCCTGATGTCAATGACTTGGAGATTGTCACAGACCTTGTAGCCCCAGAGCTGGCAGGTCTCTTCGCGTATCTTGCGGTTCGTAAGCTCTCGTATGTCGCCGTGCAGAGGCGTCCACGGCTTCACGTCAGTCTCGGGTTGGTCTTCCACTACTTGGCCGTCTCCTTTGATGTTGTGTGTGCAAGCGAAGCAGTAGAACGAGTTGTCTGAGTACCGTGCCCCAGCGTCGGAGGACCCACACGAGGGGCACGGTTCATGGTACTGGAACTCAGCCACGGATGATCGCTGCTATGAGCGTGGCGACGCACGTCACGATGAACATTAGAAAGAAGGCGTCCATCAGTTCAGCTGCAGACGCGTGTTGAGCCTGTAGCTCGCGTATTCCTTGCCAGTCTCAGTCATACGCATTTGCGTCAGAACATCATAACCAGCTCGGCGTATCTTCATGATGCAGTCAGACAGCCGGGAGATTTGATAGACATGCAGGCTCGCGATGAGGCTGATGTCCTTGCCCTTCTCTAAGTGTCTAAGAATGACCTTGGCCTGCGGGGGAAGCCTGATAGCTTTGGAGAGCATGGAGTTCTCAATGGTCGTGACGGTCATAGGTCAGTCCTTCTGTTGATGTTTCATCTCTTTGATCCACGCCTCAGGGATGACGCCTTTGTCAGCCCAAGGAATGTTGTTGTCCGCCGCCCACTTCGCGTAGGTCGTCGGAGAGTTCTTGTAGATTTTTGTGCTGGCGCGTTGGAAGACTATGCGGAGGTCAACGTCTGGATGCTGCGCTTTGATCAGCAGAAGCTTCTGCCGTTCCTTCGCAGGATCACCGCCTGAGAAGCGATTGGGGCCGTACCCAAACGCTCCTTTGCTTTCGATGACTATCGTGCCCACCTTGAAGTCGGGGGTGTACTTCGCTACGCGGGCCGGAACATTATATTCCAGCTTCAGTTTTTCGTAGTCGAAGGACAGGCCCTCTGCTTCAAGCTGAGCGGCGATGTTCTTCTCAAGCCCTGACCGATACGACGGTTCAAGTTTGAGTGCTGGTTTGGTTGCCATCAGAACTTGGCTGCGTCAGCCTCGTCAGCGGTCGATGCACCGAAGTTGCTCTTGGGCTCTTCCGGTTCCTCAGGAGCCTCATAGACGTAGCCATCGGTCGGTTCGAAGTTCGACTTACCAAAGCTGCTCTCTTCCAGCTTCAATACCTGAACGGCGTTGATATAAAAATTAATCCCGCCGTCATTCGGCATTGCGTTGAGCGTGAGGTCGAGACGAGCAACAGTCCCACCACCCGGGTAGATGCTGTCGGGCAGCTGCTTGTTGTTGGCTCCGAACATCGGAACGCGCATAAGCTCGCCCTTCTTGTTCGTGCGAGCCGTCTTAGCTGTCAGAGTGACTTCACCAGTGTCCTTGTGGGTCTTGAAGGGCCAGAAGACAGTCTTGGTGTCGCCGTTCGCGAGAGTGCGGCGGCGGGTCTTAGGGTCCATGTCGGGGAAGAGCTTCACCAGCTCAGCGAGAACGAAGGCCTGAGCCTTGATCATGCCAGCTTCGTCAACAGCCTTGGCGTCCGTCTTGTACGCGGGCTTTCCTGCCACGCCGTCCTTAACGTAGACATCCGGGGTCTCGAACTTCGGGTAGACGAGGATCATGGGGTCAGTGATGTGGGTGATGTAGGTCCGTGCGGTCTTAGACAAGTAAGGGTCTCCGTTAGTGGGCGTAGCTCTCGCTACTAAATGCGTGCGTTGACCTTGGTGCAGGCCAGTGCAGCGTGATGAATTTTGGTGGGTGACTTCCTGAAGATGACCTTAGCCGCAGCTAGTACGGCGTCAGCGTCCACTTCGGTCTCTGCTTGCTCACAGGTGAACTGTGTGTCGTACGGCAGAGAGAACTTGAGAGCTTGATGCGGCTTGGGGTTCTGTAGCGTGGTGGCGAAGACGATGAGGATTAGGACGTACAGAGCTTCAGTATCCCTTATGGTTGTTGAGAGCTTCCGCAGCGATTACTGCGTCAGCGTGGGTGTCAAAGTTCGCGATTACTGTGTACTTAGTGTCAGTGGTCTTAATGACCAACTCTGCACCCCCTGAGGGGCTGAACCGGGCGAGGTACTCACGCTCGGTAGGGGCGCTGGCAGGAGCTACCCAAGTATGCGGCGGACACTCGTAGGTGTCGTCAACGCTGTGGCTCTGAGGCCAGCCTGCGCCGTGGCCGTTGAGGTACGTTGAGGAGTTCATCATGCTCCCACCCTTCCAGCCCGCCAAGCGTTCATGAACTCACGATGAAACACGCGGTTCTCGTCCTTGCTCATGGCCCTGCGGTCGAACACCACGGGCTGGCCATCAGCGCCGCGCACGGTGACATCGTTGTAGGCCGCGCCCAGGCGGATCGTGACGTTGTTCTTCATAAGAGGCTTCTCCAGTTTTAATGGTGAGTGGCGTTGAGCCCATCGATCATGGCTTCGAGTACGTCTTGGTTGCGCTTGATGGCTTCTAAGCACTGCCACGAAACGTCAGAGACCTCAGGATCGTGATGATCCATGAGGCCTCGGAAGACTTGTTTACAGCCATTGAGCATTCGCTCTTGAACGTCTATGGCGCGCTTGAGTAGCTCAATGCGAGCTGGTGACAGTTCAGCAGTCATCGAGTGGACCCGTGGGAATGATCCAGTCCTTGCCGCGCCATGTGTAGCGGCAGAAGTCGAAGCCATCACAGCCTGAGTGTCGGTACTCACCGAACATCCTAGCCATGCCTAGGCACGACAGGATGCCGATGGTGCGGAAGAGCTTGCGTGTGAAGTGCATCACCCCTGATACTCATAGTCGTCGTACGAGCCCGGGATGATCCAGTAGCTCCACGAGGGAATGCTGGGGTCGCCGTACTCAACGAAGAAGCACGTCGTGGTGAAGCCGAAGTAGTGATAGAAGAACTTCATTTCGTGAACTCCATGTTCTGTATGATGCGGTTCTCAAGATCACCCACGTTGATCCCACGAGCTTCGAGCTGCGCGGCGGCACGCGGCGGGATTGGCACACCGTTCAGGATGGCGGCGCGTACGATGCGCTGGGCATCGAGGCTTTCACGCAAAGGCAAAGTCGGCATTGAGGATGTCCTTGAGGTTGAGGTTTCCATAGGTCAGAAGATCAGGAAGCTTGTTCCGATTTGCATCGGTTAGGTCACACGAAGCCTGCTCGTGTATCTCGGTGAGCACGTCGTGCGTCTCGTACATCAGCGCGAACTGCTCGCGTATGATCTTGTTGAACTGCGCGGCTTGGGGGGCCAAGCATCCAAAAGAATCATGCACCGTCGCAATGCTAGTGATACCAGCAGCAGCTGCAGCGTTAGACACAAGCAGAAGGTGCGCAGCATCCAGAGCATGTACGAAGTTAGGCGCAACGCCGTTAGCTGCTTTGTCTTTATCAATTGCTTTCTTGCTCCCTGTTGTCAGCAGAACCTGGGTGCGAACCTTCACACCACAGTCATTCAGATACAGCTCAACACTCGTCATCTCTGGCGCGTGGTAGCGATTGATCCATGGGATACCCACAGGGCTCGTCCACATGACAGGCTTGCCCTCGTGCGCCATGGCTTTCGCAATCGTCTGCAGAAACTTCATGGCCTCTGCAGGCTTGTGAATGCGACGTTCGATGGCGTTGAAGATATGCCCTGCGATGTAGTTAGAGCCCTTCGACGGCATTGCGTTGCCGTGCTTGTCATAAGGTCCATGCTGGTATCCCTCGAAGGGATGCTCTTCGTACTTGCCTTCGAGCACATCACGGGCCAGAGGCTCCATGAGGTCTACTTGCTGCTGTGATGCCATGCCGAACTTCTTAGAGCTGTAGGCGTAAGTCATCACGTTGCGCTTCGCGAGCTTGCGGCGGTCGCCCTCGTACTCAAGGAACAGCTTGGAGAGGTCAGAGTTCTCAGTGTCGGCAGCTACAGCCGCGAAGGTGTCGTCAGCTATGACTTGGTAGACATCCTGTGGGATCGACGAAGGCGTTAAGTTCACCATCGTCCCCTCTGCGGCTCTCGTCATCGCGCATAGGTGTTGTAGTCCCGAACAGGAACCGTCGAAGCTGACTGGCAGTTGGGTTATAGACGATAATCCCTCTACCAGCACCCTCGACAACTCGAAACATGCTGCGAGGAACAGGAAGGGTTTGTCCGCGTCCATCCACTCGGTGTGGAAGAGAGGGGCCGAAGCTATGTTCCCAATCAGTTGGATAGACGTATCGCACCATTGCACGCGCTCCTCTAATGGCCGTTTGCTAATCTTGTTGAAGTCACCGCAGTTAGCAGTGTGAACCTTGAGCCACCACAGGCCTTCCTCGCCAATGGCCGCACCGTCAGCGAAGTTGAACAACGCGCGTACACGGTCCTCACGTTGGAAGTTGAAGTGTGAGAGTGCATAGACGCGTCCACGCCAGTCACAATTAATGGGCGTGTAGAAGGCCTCCTGCTTTGCTAGAGCCTCAGCCGTGTTCATATCCTCCGCGAAGAGCACACGATCACCAATGAAGCCCCTGTTGGTCTGATCAATCTCAGAGCGCTTCCTATGCCACAGGCCCTGCTGCGCCTTGGACATCTCTGACCAGTGGAACGCGTCGGGCTTCACAGGCCTCTTGAGGTTCACGGGCACGAGGCCCTTGACGATGAGCTGATACTCGGCACACTGCTGCAGCACGAAGAGCACCTTGGTGTTGATCGCGAACGGCACAGACTGGAGCGTGTTGAGAGCATCCAATGTTGGCTGCATGGTCCCGGTCTTGATGGCGTGCTTCACAGCAGCCTGAGTATCCTTGTGATAGCTTCGCAGCACTGTAGCGCTCACACGAGGGTCCCAAGAGCCTCCGTCGTTCCAGCCTGTCCAAGGCTTGGGTGCGATGGCGCTGGGCCAGAACACGGGGTTGCTGGTGACGGCGTGGTCAAGAGCCACGTCCACGATGCTCCAAGCGGCTTCGCTCAGCGTGATCAGGTACTCCGACTTGAAGCCCTTGATCGGCATCTCAGTGCGCAGGAACACCTCAGGCAGCGCGCCGCTGATGATGTTCCAGAGCCACGCTCCCGCGATAAGACGCGACTTGTCGTTCCACGTTCGTACCTTGAAGCCCACCAGCTTGCCTTCTGAGGCCAATGCAACAGTCTTGGCTTTGGCGGCATCTAGGCGGCGCTTAACGCTGGAATGCCTCAGCTTGACCGTCTTGGCGATACGCTGGGCTATCTTTGGGTGATCCTCAGTTAGTTCAGCACCCCAGCACTCATGGGCTAGGGCGGTGCCCATCGAGAGTAGCGTCTTTGGGAACGCCTCACGCAGGCCAATGGAGTGCAGGACCGTCTGAATACCGCAGAGCGCTATGAGTTCTGGAGATAGATCACGAACAGTGGACACCAATCTTGCCTCGGCTCTTGTCCCTGTGCCACCCCTAACAGATGCCTGTGCAGCGTCTAGGAGGGCGTAGCGCACTGCCTCAGTAAGCTGCTCATGGTAACGTCTTGTGAGAGCTTGACCGCCTGTGGTCGCTCCCCAGCCCGTCGCTATCTCGCTCCTAAGGTCAGCCTTGTCGAGCTTAGTAATTGATCGGTTAAATTCGTCTGGGAGGGTATTAAGTTCCATCAAGGGAAAGCTCCTGGTACGAGAGGTTCTTGGGGTTCTTAAGAGGTTCTTAAGAGCCTGCGAGGTTCGATCTGAGCGACCCTATGGAAGGGTCAGTACGTATCTCTCTAACCTATTGAAAACTAAGCAAATGATGCCCAAACGCAGCATATTCCGGTTGGTCAACATTCTCGGGGTGGAAAAGCCCGCCGTAGCGATCCTGTGGGGCCTTAGATGATCAGCAGCAACACATGTCAAGGGGAACACACTACCAACAAGGATGGCATGTCCCCTAGGGCCACTCACACAACAGCTAACCTACTGATTTCACGAAGGGTAGCACGGTCGATGCCACAGCGTTTTCGGTGGTTTCCCCACGGCGTGGGTAACGATTTTTTAGAGCCCGCCTGAGGTCTTCCTTCTCGACGTGGACGTACTTCATGGTCGTCTTGATGTTCTTATGTCCTAGGAACTCCTGAACATCTGGCAGCGGCGTTCCGTTCTTGATCATCTCAGTCGCAGCACCGTGGCGCGCGTTATGGATGCCAAGCTTGGGCGAATACCCACACGATTTCACCGCAGACTTGAGACGTGTTCTCATTGACAGGTAAGTCGGCAGGGTTCCCGTGACCACCATGGCCTTGAGTTCCCTAGCCAGAACATCATCGATCGGCACGTCTCGAGGGGTGTCCGTCTTGGTCTCGTCCAGCAGTATCCATTCCGTCTGGCACTGATGTGGCTCGAGCCCTGCGAACTCACCCCAGCGCATGCCTGTGGCGCACAGGACCCGCAGCGCCAGCGCCTCGGCAGGCCAGCCTTGGGTGGTCATGAAGGGCACCAGAACGTCGACCTGGGCGTCCGCGAACCAGTGAATGCGCCTGCCAGCCTCCTTGCGCCACGGGATCACAGGAGCGCTTATGGGCGCCTCGCCCTCCTTGACGCGCGCGCGGGCGAACGTCACCACGCTTGAGAAGGCCGACAGGTATCGGTTGAGGGTGCTATCGCTGATCTTGTCCTTGCCCGACATCTGGGCTGGGCGCTTCTCCAAGTCCGCCACGAGCGCGTCAAGCACGCTGGTGTTGATGGACGGGATGGTCATGTGTCCTAGGCGGTTCACGAGGTAGTCGAGCCTGCGGGTTCCTGAGGGGTCTCTGGTGCCCTTCTTAGTGGCGCGCATGAGGACCACCGTCTCCTTGAACGTAGGCCCAGCCAGCCGCGCGTCCGTGAACGTCGCAGGCTCCTCGCCCGTGGCGTGAACGTAGGCCTCGTAGCCCTCAGCGCCCCGTTTGGTCTCAAAGCGCCGCCTGAAGCGCTCGCCGGTCACCTTGAGCACGACTTCGCCGTACCAGTGGCCCGTCAGCTTGTGGTCACGTTTCTCTGCATAAGCCATTCAGTCACCTGTGAGGTTGTGGGGATCAGCGGCCACACGATGTACGCCGCGTTGAGGACGAGCCAGATTGCTAGGATGTTGTACATCAGTCTTCCTCGCAGGTGATGCTGTCAGGGCGTCCGAACGTTGGCTTGCATGTCATTTCGCGTTCCCTGCGCGATGGGCTGCTTCGCCGCATAGCGTCTCCTGCGGCGCTCATGGCCACACCGAAACGGTGGATGCCCTCACGCTGCTCTGGTGTCATCGAGGAACAGCCCGAGAGCGCCAAAGCCATCCCAAGTATCACAAGCTTCTTCATGTCATTACCTCCTTAGTTGTATGCGTCAATTTGACTCAGTTGCCTTATATGTGTTTAGGCATAGGGTTCCAACACACAATAGTGAACACAAACGGAGGATCGGATACGATGACCCAGGACATGCTCACGGGATATTTCGTGTATCTCGATAGGTTGCAGAAGCTTGCAATCATCAGTGACATGCACGCGTCTGCGTTCTTTCTAGAGGCCCGCTTCCTGCTCGATCAGCTTGAGGCCGAAGGCATCCTGAAGGCTTGGGAAGATCACTGTTCATCTCCCTTCTTGACCGCAGCCTCCATAAGCTCACCTGCGAATGCAGCGAGTTCACGGGGCGTCATATAGGTTGGTGATTTAGTCCCTTGGGGCGAACGTATTGAGAAGTGCTCACCGTCCCACAACACCTCAAAGACACCTGAAGTGCTCAGAGCGTCTAGTGGCTCACCCGTCATCATTTTCGACATAGCAGTATCTCCTTATTTGCATGGGTCAGAGTAACGCAAAGCCCTCACTTGAACGCCTCGCACATTTCCCACACGACGTGCTTGCCCTTGGCCGACAAGCGTATCAATCGGTTCCTGCGGTCCATCAAGTCATCGTAGGCTTCCACGAGGCCCATGCCTTCCTCGTGATAGCGGTTGACTTCGCCCAGATCCGCAAGGTGTCGCGTCATGAGGGACTGAGAGGTCCCGGCGCGCTTGGCGTACTCGGTGACGTTTAGGTGCTCCTCAGTGGCCACCAATAGAAACGCGGTGGCGTACTGAAGAGGCATCGTTTCCCGCACTTTGCGGAAGGGTTTAAGGGCGTTAAGCTGGCTCTTGAGCGCTCTAATCTGGTCAGCCGTTATACTCGCCCTATGCCCTGCACTCATACTCATAGCCCCCGCCATGCGCTCGCGATGGTCGCCTACTAATGCGTCCATCTCAAGCCAACCTAATCAAGAGAGCCCCGCACACAAACAGCGCGCACGCGGCTCCTAAGCACTCAAGGGACAAGGCTACTATACTCGCCCCTGTGACCCATAAGCCTATCGTAACTAACATAAAATCCTCCTTAAGCAATAGCCCTGATCGTGGCCGAAGCCACTGTGCACACCTTGAGTGCTTCACCGTGCCTGTCGCAAAAATGAAGCACCAGCCCATCTTCAATGTCTTCCGTTCCGTATGGTTCCAGCCACATGTGATTGCGCCAAGGGGCAAGCCCCCAATGCAGACGGTCCATGAGGATGTTCGTGAACCCTGTGGATGCGTCGATGTGATCCACAGTGCCCTGTTCCCCTTTCTCGATTTGCGCCTCGTGCCCTAGGTCCAGAGGCCTAGAGATGGTGATGCGGTCCCCAATGTTCAAAGCGTTAGGTGTATCGATAGATACTAGAGCGGACGACAGACGACCGTCCGCATTAACGATGAATGCACGCTTCATTTAGTCCCCGTAGGTTTGTTGATCTTAGGCCCACTGGCCCTTAGGTTGCGTCTGAACTGATTTGCGTTGCAGAACAAGTAGTAAATTAGACTCCCCTCCGATTTCTCCTTAAGGCTGCAAGATCACGCTGTAGCCCCCTGCGCTCCTTGCATGCGTTTGGTGCTGATATGTTGCCCACGCGCAACGACGCGCGTACGCGGCGGAGCTCATGTAGTATCCAGTAACGAGCGCCTTCCCATGGTTTGGTGGTTATCATATGAGACGAGCCGCGCGTGAGGCTTCCCAGGCTTCTTTGGCCTGCGCCAAGGCTTCACGGTAAGTAGCGCAAGGCCTAGACATGCCTCGGCGGTCGCACACCTGTTGCCACGTCTGATAGTAGTTCTGGTACCATGCGCGATAGGCTGGGCGTCCATCGGGGCCTGCAGTGAGTTCAGCGCTGTAGGCTACCATTGGACCACCCCAATGATTTGTAGCCACAGGGTTAGCGTTCCGATGAACAGGGCGAGCGCTACCAGCGCCAGCAGTGAAGAGGCTTCGCGATCTGTTGTATTCATAGCAGTTAGTTCCTTTCGTCATGGGTTGAGAGTAAGAGATAGCGTTCACCTGCTGGCGTCAGATAGAGTTCACCGCAGATGTAGATTGCGAAGCCCGCGCCAAGTGCAGCGAGCTCGGGGCCACACATGATGGCGAACGGTGTTTCGTATGTCGCGCGTAGGAGGGCGTCAGCGCTGCTAGTGAGCATCACAGCCACACGCGCGTAGGAACTTGTCGCGGTTGAATTGGGCGTTCGTGCCCGCCAGCACCGCAGCAAACCTGTTAGCGAGAATGTTCAATAGGTCCTTCTCAAGTGCGTTGGCGGTGATAGCACGAGCGTCCTTGATGGTGACGGCAATCAACTCAAAGTCTTTGCGTGTCATGTGGTAACCTTTCCTTGTTGTAGTTAGGTGCTGGTTGGTAGACGTTTGGTCAAAGCTCTAGCGGTAGTATCTCAGGCCATCGTCAGCCCTGAACCAACTCTTGAGAAAGCGCGTGCCCTCATGGCAACACTCAGCAACAGCAAACGTGCGGTAGTGTGTGGCCCCATGTCCAAAGCGTATCTCGCCCCGCGTTGGGTTGCGGTGATAATCAAGCTCGGTCACATCATCACGAACGGGAAGGCGTCCCTTGAATTTGTTGTTCATGGTGTCAATTCTTTCTATGATGCTTGTGAGGTGTGAGGATGGCTTAAGAGGTCTTAGGGTGTCGTTAGATCGAGAGATGCGAAACCTTGTTCGCGGTGACCTCGATTGCCTTGCTCGCCTTGCGCCAGCAATAATCGCCGTCAATGTCTTGCCAATTGTCGCGCAGATGGTCGGCCTTCTCAGAGCAAACGAGAGATAGACCAGTGAGAACGTGCAAGAGTCCGTGAGCATCAATCATTGCTTCTAGGGCTTCGGTGATATCGTCTTTCATTTGAGTTCCTTAGTGTTCTAGTGTTCCGAGTAGCGCAGCTACGCTGCTTGAGGTGCAAAGGTATTGATACTGGCTGGCGCTTCTCTCAGTGTTGCCATGTTGCCTAAGCGGTCTGGCGGAACCCAAGAGGGCGTTGTCTGTATCGTGTGCCCTTGGGGGCATCATGCATCCAAGCGAATACTTAGGCAAGCAAATAGCGACTGCGCCTAGAGCATGGCAGCTATGCGTCATTAGATCGTCAGAAGCCCTAGGAAGGCCAAGGAGGGCCTATGTGGTCTCAAGCTGGGTGCATAGCTCTTAGGCGGTCTTAGGCGCTCCTAGGTGCTCCCTAGGTCTCTCAAGGCCTAGCAGCCCTCAACGACGCAAGACAACCCCATAATAGGCATGGAATTGTGTGACGTACATCACACAGGAACGCGCCAGTACGCCCCGGACAACTCAAGTATTCATCAGCGCCATGCCTCGACCATGCCCATGCTGTACACATCAAGGGATATCACATCCTTAGCAACACCAATGCAATCAATGGCTTGCATGGCAGCGTGGGTTGATCCGTGGGGATTGGACGGTAAATGGGTCCCCTTTGGGGGCCTGAATTTCCCAAGATTTCCCAGGAGCGACTTCAAAATCTTTGGGGCTTTACGCCCGCTGCTGCTGGCCTGAATACTCGTGTCTTGAAGTCTAAAAATAGGGGTCCCGGTATTCTGGAAGTGTGGCAAGTATATGGCACTTTGGACACATGTATGTCCCGTTTTGAGGTCATTTCGTTTATTATCAATGGGTTAGCGAGATAACTACTGACCCTAAGACCTGACGCGCCTTGATGCGCTGACATGACCCCGGCTGATGGACAAATCTATAGCCTCGCCGGGGCACCTCTTTACTTAGGACCTCCCAAGTTGCCTTTAGAAACCGCCACCTACCTCTCGGACCTCGTTACGAGCAATCCGGCCCACACGGACGGTCTCTCGCAGGCCGACAGCCACGCGAGGCTCATCAAGAGCACTCTGAAGGCCACCTTCCCCAACTTCACCGGAGTAGCTCTTGCGAGCACTCAGGCGCAGCTCGATGCTGCGGTCTCTGTGGCTGCTGGTACGACCCCCTCGCGCATTCCTATGGGCACCGCAGCTCTCCCAGGCCTCACGGTGGTGGGCGATATCAACAGCGGCTGGTGGAGCCCTGCGGCTGACCAGCTCGCCCTGTCGCTCGCAGGAACTCAGGTGCTGCTCCTGGGCGGCACTGCGCTCGTCACGACCCTCGGTGTCGCTGCTGCGGCGTTCACGACCACTGGCGCGTACTCAGGAGGCACAGGACAGCTTGTGCCCATCGGTGCCGTGCTCGAGTGGTACGACGATGTGCTGCCTGCTGAAGGCGGCTACTGCTGGGCTAACGGCCAGATCATCGCTTCTGCAAATACCGTGTGTCCGGTCCTCTTGGGACGCTGGAGCAACAAGTTTGGTGGCAACGGTACGACCACGATGGGAGTGCCTGATAGGCGCGACACTGTTGGCGTGGGTAAGAGCACCATGGGCGGCGTTGCTTCACGCTCGCTGCAGACGCTGACCAACACTGTGCTCGGCACATTGCTTGGTCTTGCTAACAACGTCCTCACCACGCTGAACCTTCCGCCCTACATACCATCCGGCTCGGTTGCCTCTACGTCAACGCCAACCACTATCGTGCAAGGCGCGCTGGTTTCAACATCTGCTGGCTCTGGCTCCGCCATTCAGGCGATTTCAAATGGCACTGGCGCAACCGGAAGCGTGGCTTCCACAGGCGCACTTGCCGGAAACGCACAGGGGGGCACGAGCTCACCTGTGAACAACGTGCAGCCGTCGACCACTTGCAACTACATTCTGAGGCTTGCCTAAGTCTTGCCTCAATCCTAAGACCACCCAAGAAACCCCTGATAACATTGCACAACATGGGGTTTCTGGTGGACCCTTAGCGGCCCTCGTCGCGGGCTTCTTAAGAGTTCTAAAGAGCCCTTCGGTTTCTGATGATCACTCTACTTAAGAGTTCTCAAGAGCCTAAGAGCGACTAAGACCATCTTCGATGGGGATTATAATATCCCCCTCCTAAGAGAGACGCTTCAGGCGCTCTTAAGAGCACCTTCTCCCTTTCACTGTGTGTCCACTTAGAAGATCACCCTAGGTGCTCTTAAGAACTCCTAGGAAACCCTTCATGAGCATCGAACACATCCGAGACATCGCCAAGTATGGTGTCCTCTGTGATCCCGATCCCTACAATCTCCCCGATACCGCATGGAGCTTCGGCGTCAACATTCGCTTTAGGAACGGCAAGGTCTCTTCAGGCCCCGTCTTCCGGAACGTCTTTCCACTTGGGACCGCATCCCCGCGCTATAGTGTAGCAGCCTCACCTGTGTCCGGTTTGGACCTCCTCTTCACGGGCTACCTCAACGGCAAGCTCTACAAGTTCAACGGCTCAGAGACCGACTACACTCTAGCGGGGTATACGCCCTCGTCCGCAGAAGGCACTTGGTCCCAGACCAGCCTCGCGAACATCCTGTACGTCAATCGCTCTGATCGTGCCCCTTGGTATCTCCGCTCCTCTGACACCGCCTTCCAGAACCTTGGTGTCCCGTCAGGCGCGCCCACCTCTTGGGATAGCACGCACACCTGCCAGCTCCTCAGGACCTGTGGCGGCGCTCTAGTCGCTTTGAATGTCACCAAAGGCGCGACCAACTACCCGACGATGGTTAAGACGTCTTCTATTCCGTTGTCCGGTGTGATCCCTGCTTCATGGGACATCTCCCTTGCGAACACCTTAGCCACCGAGAACATCCTCGCTGAGCTTAAAGGAAGCATCACTGACGCTCAGCAGTTCGGCTCGTATCTCGTCATCTACGGATTGAGTGAAGCTTGGTTCATGCAGGCGGATCAGTCGATCCAGGTCTACAACTACCGCAAGCTCCCGTTCCAGAAGGGCTCCCTCAACGCCAACTGTTCCTTCGAACTCGATGGCAAGCACTTCGTCTTTGGTGTCGATGACATCTGGATGCACGACGGCAACTCAGAAGTCTCCATCGTAGACGAGAAGAACCGCGACTTCATCTTCAGCTCGATCAACATGTCGAAGAAGAACCGATGCTTCATCAGCCACAACGCACAGCTCAAGGAGTTGTCGTTCAACTACATCTCTGGTGACAGAGGCGTGGGCTTCCTTGGAGCACCTGACGGGTGCAATCGTGCCGCTGTCTATAACTACAGCGACAAGACGATGACGTTTGATGACCTTCCACTGGTTTACTCCTCAGCCAGTGCGAACCTCAGCATCTCGACCACCTATGCCACTACCACGGCGTTGTACTCAACGACGGGCGGCTCATACCTCGATCAGGAAGACGGCTTCAAGCGAACTCCAGTTTACGTTGGAGACAGCAACACCACGTACAACCTCACGACCTCCTTGTACGCTCAGGACCTCTTCGGTACGGGCTCCACGGTCGCTTTCCCTGTGGACACCAATGCAACTCTTCCACGCTACTTAGAGAGAGACGGAATTGACCTCGACAGCCTCAACTTGGACTTGCGGGGCTACAAGGTGGTCTCCTCGATATATCCTCAAGGACGATTCGGCGCTGGTGCCGCCCCGCTCATGTTCTCCGTGGGAGCTGCAGACTTCTTCACCACGACGCCCATCTTCAGTGCTTATCAGCCATACGATGGCAACACGAACTACAAGCTGGACTTCAACATCGCTGGCCGCTGGCTCTCCATGAAGATCAAGTACTCCGATTACAATGAGATGTCCTTGTCAGGTTTCGACATTGATATCCACGCAGATGGACAAGCATAGTACTTCATGACCTCGATCACTTCCGCCAAGTCTTCGTCACAGCTTTCAGTAGTAGTGACGAGAGCTAACGGCACTGTCGAAGACCTCGGCATCGTCAGCTACTGGCACAAGAACCCCCTTAAGCGCCTCGCATGGCGCGCTACACGATTTCTAAAAGGACTTTAATCAATGACGGCTCGCGTTCAAAACGGCGGACTGGCTAACATCGTCGCGGCGCTGGTCACGGCGAGCGTCACTAAGTTTCTGCAGTGGGGCACAGGCTCTGCTGCTGCTGCGACTGCCAACGTCGTCACCGCTGCGGCTGCTGAAGCTCGCACCTCGGGCTCGATGACCGCCCAGACCACCACGGTCACCAACGACACGCTTCAGGTCGTCGGCACCATCGTCTGTGCCACCACCGGCAAGACCATCTCTGAGGTCGGCGTCATGGACGCAGCCTCCGCAGGCAACATGGACTTCTACTACGACTTCACAGGCATCGCCCTGCTCGTCGGTGACAGCATCGCCTTCACCGCTCAGGTCAAGTTCGTCTAATGTATTACGACGCACTGGTTGCCAAGTGGGCCACGCTCACTGGCACCACTGCTGCTAAGCTCGATGCGCTCAACGCACTCACGGTTCCCGGCGCAAGCGCCCCCGTTCCTGTGCTCGCCGTGATGACCTACCTGAGGACCAATAACCTCTGGATGGCCATCAAGGCATCAGCGACGCCGGGCGCAATGGCGGCAGTTGACTACAACTCTGACCCCCGCGTTGAAACCCTCGATGTCTCCCTGCCTATCGTGCAGGGGATGCTTGCGGACCTCGTAGGGCACTCGCTCCTCACATCGGCTCAGGCCGCTGCCATCACCGCCATGGGAACGCCTCCGATCCTTTGGTGGCAAGCGAATGACTACACTGGGCCATTCTCAGCCCCCGATCTTCAAGCCGCTGGAGGGCTTTCCTAATGGTTACCAAAGCATCATGGGTCGCTGGTCTAGGCCAAGGCCTGACTTGGGGCACCGCGATCAACTCCGGCGACCTCAATACAGGCGGCACGGTAGGAATGCCAACCGCTAATACGGTGCTTTCGACTGTTGCGGATATCGCCAACGGCACTGCTCTCGATATGTTTATGGACATCTCTGTCAGCCTGCTTATCGCGTCGAGCACAATCGTAGCCGGAGCAAATCTGGCGTTCTACCTCTATGAATTGAACCAAGACGGCACGACCTACGGAGACAATCAGTTCACGGCGGGGACGTTCGCGGCTAAGACACCAACAGTCCCCCCTTGCGCGTCTATCACGCTCGTCCCCCTCGCCGGGCAGACGACACTAATCGGCTACGCGAACCAGATCAGCATCCCCCCCGGTTCGTTCCGGCTGGCGATCATGAACAACTCTGGCTTCACGCTGACGACCGGCACGCAGACCGTGAAATACCGGACCTACAATCTCGCGATGACCTAAGATGGGCAGAACCCTTCTTAAGCGCAACCCGTTCGCTTTTCCGGGCGGTGCGCCGGGGTTCGATCCTTCGCATCCCGCCGCTGGCGTCATTCGCGCATCATACGTTTGCGACGGCAGTCTGTTCAGCAGTCTCTCGGACGGTGGCCGCACGACTATCGGCGCGGGCACTAGGGTCGTGGGGCCGATTGCGGGCCTCGGCAACGCCGCAAACTTCAATGCGGGCTGGTGCGCTATCCAAGGCGGCCAGCCTGTCACCAACGACCTGGACTTCACATACGCCGCCATCTTCCAGCCGATCACGAACACGGCTAACTCGGCGCAGTTCTGTAACGATAGCACCACAGGAACCGCAGGCGTTTGGTTTGGGCAAGTAGGCTCTGGCTCGATGGGGTTCGTCCCCGTCGGTAAAACGTCAGTCAACACTGGATTGGCCGCAGCCACAGCAGACCCGTATTTCTGGGCAGTATCCTGCCACTGGAACGGCGCTTCCTACGATTGGACTAGCGTTGTTCGCCGACTAAATACGGGCGTCCTGCAGAAAGCAACAGGCACCGGCGTCGCAAATGCGATCCCCGTTGCGCCCAACGGCACCTACGTCATCGGCAACCAAGGCGCTGGAACGAACTTCAAGCAGGCACGCTGTCAACAAGCGACCCTGATGTTCTCCGGTCAATTCCACGACCTGCCAACGCTGGTCAAATGGGCCGAAGACCCTTGGGCATTCTGGTATCCTCCTAAGCTAGACCTATGGTCGATGCTTGTGGCCGCCGTCAGCGGTACTTCAAACCCGCTTACTGTCTCTGCTACCTGCACCTCGACAGCCACGTACATCAAGAGCGTTGGCAAGA